TGGAATGGTGGTTTATTTTCTATTCTATCCTTATGCCATTTCTTTAGCATATCAGTTTCAACTTCACCATTGCTAAGTTTTTTATGCGACCACAATCCTTCTCCCATGATTGCATATACACGATTACGGACTTCTACTTCTGACATTTCAAGACTTATGATTAATGGAGTCTTGCTCTGCTTCCATGCTTGTACTGCAAAGTAAAGAGATAGCCATGACTTACCGATGCCAGGATAGGCAAGAAAGATACCAAGTTGACCTGGCATGATTCCAGATGGGAGATAATTGTCAAATCCTGGCAGGCCAGTTCTGATACCTATCTTGCCTAATGCTTGTTCCTTACGGACGTTTTCATAGTATGTAATTGCTGAATCTAGATCGGTAGCATCAATATCACGGATAGTTGATGTGTTCTTTTTTAATTCTGAAGTTTTTGTAATTAGATCATTAAGTGCTGCTGTTCCATTACCGCCCTGCACTTCTGATGCTGCAGAACGAAGAATATCTTTAATACTGTCATTAAGATATTCGGTCTGTAATTCTTCTAAGTGATGCTTTGTAGCACCAACATCTTCTTGTGGTATAAAGTCTCTAAACTTTTCTACAACCAATGATACTGGTGGAACGCCACCATTTGCTTCTGCGTACCTACGAATAAACTGCCACACATCAGTATGTGTACGCATTAGATTCTCTACATTTGCCTGTAGAAGAACATGCAACTGTTTATCCTTAAGAACGGCTGATATTAGTTTAGATTCTGCGTTAACCATTTAGCCACTCCCTAGCCATTTTCCTACGCTCTTCACGTTCTTTTATATCTTGTTCTATAGCAGACTTGCTATCAAGCAGTTCTTTAGTATTATATGCAAACGAATTCCAAGAAGGATTTCTTGATACTTCAAAATAATATGCAAGTAAATCATAACACTGCTGTAAACCATATGATTCTACAAGTGCATCAGCAGCCCATTGCTCAACGTTTAAATTAAGATTAGACTTGGTTTCGTATCTTTGCAAATGCAGTTTGTTATACCGACTGAGCAAAGCCATACGGTCTTTGCGATCAGCCATATTACTCTTCTACCAGTTCTGCCTTTGCTTCATTTACTTTTTCTACAACCTTGGCTTCAATAAAATCATAAACACGATTCATTGCCTGCTCTGTATTTTCATCATTACGAACGCTGTCTACAACTCCAAGATCAACTCTTAGAGATTGAAAATTACCAAGATTTAATGTATAACCAAGTGTTACAGATACTTTTGTGCTCTCTTTTTCCACTGCCCCTCCCAAGGACTATATTTTTTCTGACCAAACTGGAACAAATCTTCCATCTTCGGTTCTTGTATATGTCAGTATACCATCACCAATTCTACGTGTCAACTCTTGTTTAGTTGGTGTAATTCCATTTGTAACTAATTTATCTTTTCTAGGTCTACCTAGATGATAACTAGCAAGTATATCACGTATCTCTTTTACTTGCAACTCTGAATAATATGCTCTTATTTGCCATCCTCTTACACCACCAACTTGTGCCCCCATTGGTGGAGGAATAATACCTTTCTTTACTAATCTAGGAAAATATTTGCTATGTCTATTGACAAGTTGAGCAGTTTCTGATACAGTAAATGCCCTCAATCTATTCTTTCTAAAATCAGAACGTAAACAAGTTTCTAATCTATCTTTTGTAATATTGTAAACTGTAACCATACCAGTAGATCTGGAACTATGATAATATCTTACGAGATCACCATTGAGAAACCAAATTTTTTTATTGCCTTTAATTACAGGCTTGTTATTATAGTCTTTGCTCTCAATAGTTCTTGGTCCATAAGCCATTGTCCCTCCTTACTATCTGACGGTGGATGAAAAAATTTTCTTGATCCACAAGCCAAACAGTATACTTCTAAATGTATTGGGCTAGAATATTGTCTATCAACAAACATTCTCCCATTGCATTTTCTGCAACGAAGTGTCAAGAATTACCCCTTAGTTTGGAATACCAATGACAACTAAATTAATTGCCAAAGAAAGATCTCCAGAAGCACCAAATCTTACAACACCCTCTACTCTTGATGTTGTTATAGATTTTAGAATTACTGTAACGTTTTGACCTGCTGGAGTGTTACCAATATTAACAGCAGTTGCTGTTGCTATAGGTGCATATTTAAAGTCTGATGGAAAGTCATATGTAAATGTTTTTTCATTACCTGCTGAAACTGTTGAGTTATTTGCTACTTCTACATACCCGCCGATTACTCTTGTATCTGATGTTTTGACGCTTTGTTTTCCAGCACTAATTGTATCAATTGTAGTGTAGTTATAGGTAGCAGAAGAAACTTGAGTAGCAAGATCATTAATAGTTTCTGCTAACTGATAAATATATGTTACATCTAGAGGTTGTCCTCGTTCTGGAAGCGGTACTTTAGCCATGTTTCTCCTTCATTTAATTATACCCTATAACGATGTTACTGATGATTCCCAAATTGTAAGTCCAGCATTTCTTGCCTTGCTATTACTAGAAATTTGAATTGCAACACGAACAGTTGATGTTCCTTCGTTTAAAAAAGCATATTGGTGTGTGGTTGTTGTTCCATGATATTCATATCCACCAGAATCAAAGTTAACGAATACGTCATATGCTGGTCTACCTTCTTCGTCCCCCCAGACTGCTGTAATAATTGTTGCAGTTACAGATAATGCCCCGCTAACAGCAACTGGCTCTACTGAATCTATAACAAATATTGGAGACCAATGCGATAATCTGTTTTTGTCTTCAGATATAACTCTAAATCTAACAGAATAAACATTATCAGACTCTACTGGTGGCAGTTGGTTTCTAGGTATTCTAAGTATCTTATTTGCCATTATGAAACTCCAACAGTAAATCTAAATTCAATATAATTGCTGGTATTAGGCGACTTAATCACTGTTTCTGCATCTGTATTTTTAACAACTGTATACCCAGTCATTCCATAAAGTGGATTGCTTGTTGATGTATTTTCTAGTCTCATAGCATCTAATGCAACATAATAGTCTCCAGATGGTGTACTAGAAACTTCTACAGATGCATAAATTTTAGCAACTGTAACTGCATCCCAAGTAAAACCACTTGTTGTTACTAATTCTTGTAGTTCTTTAGTTACCACATAGTATCTGTTATTTTCAAAATCATAAGATCCAACGCCATCTTCTGCCTCAACTATGAATCTAGCATTTTCTGTAGATCCACTTTCTGTATCTGCAAACTCTACTAATATTTTAACTTTATCTGGCCAAGCCCCAGAATCTCCATCTTTATTAATAACTGAAAATGCAAGTCTTAACTCATCTGTTGGAGCATTTCTTGTAAAATCAATATCTACACCAGTTAGATGTATATGATTTGAAGATGTTGAAGCAGAAAGACCAGAAGTAGCAGATGCTGTTAGTATTGAAGTATCTCCCTGCATCATAATAATATTATTAAAGAATCTACATCTTTCATATATTTCTGCTCTACCTGCCTTATAAAAAATAGCATTGTCAGCATTTGTTTGAAATACAACATCAGAAGTAACTGCAATAATATTATCATCATTTGGATCATCTAGTGGATCTGGATAAGAATTTATCGCAACAGCCGAGGTAGCAGAATGATACTGCCAATTCTCACCAGTAGTAAATGCAAATATGGTTTTGCTATCATAGGCACCAGCAGATGGATTTGTTCCTGCCGAATATAATCCAACTTCTGATATTTCATATCTTTCTTCTGTTGGTAGTTCTGCTGTTAGGACTAGTTTTGTTATATTATTTTCTGTTACAAATCCCCTGGAAGAGATGGGCACTCTAAACATCTCAAAATCAAGGTTTGCCTTGTCTGAGTAGTCTCCATATGGGTCTGCTGTTGCTAGGGGCTGTGGACCGCATCCAACGGCTATATAAGAGGCATATGCAGGTGCCTGACCAAGCAGGTACTTGCCAATAATATTCTTACCAGTATCAGTTATCATGATTCATTAAACTCCGCCTCATATATTGTACCAC